CTTGTTAGCCTCTTCCTGTGTTTTTGCTACGTCTATGCTACTCACTCTTCCTCCAGCCGTTTTGCAAGGTCTTTGATATGGTTCTTGGCGAGATCGAGACCCTGTAGCGCCCCGCAAAGACGTTTGTATTCGCCTTCGTCCAACTTACCTTGGATTAAGGTTTCAACAATTAATGTGCGCTCTTCTTGAAGTTTTGTATCCAAGTATTCTAGAGCGTTGGAATAACCCATTTACTCCTCCCTTCTTGGATTTTTTGACCGTAACATTGTTTGTTTTGCAATATCGATACCCATACGCATACCTTCAGTTTGCTGCTTGGCAGACAAATTGGTCTTGTGCTTCTGAACATCCACACCGAGTCGTGCAGCATCAAGTTGCGTTCTATTAGCTATTTCTTGCTTCCGTAGGTCGAGTTCATCGGCCTTGGTAGCTGCCATGATCTGCATCTCTTGCTGTTTGCGTTGCAGTTCTGCTTGCTTGAGTTGTGCCTCAAGCTGCAATTCTGTTTGTCTATTTTGCGCTTCCATCTGAATCTGCTGCGCCTTGAGTTGCAGTTCCTGCTGACGGAGTTGCAGTTCTTGCTGCTGCATCTGCAGTACAGGGTCTTGAGCCTGTTGTTGAGCTTGCTGCATTTGTGCTTCAGCTTGATCTTTCTGCAAAAGTTTGGCGGCTGCGATAGCAGAAAGACGCGAGACTTGAATCTCAGCTTCTTGCGGCAGATACGTTTCGTCCTTGTCCTCCTCCGGCATCGGCGGGAGGGCGACTCCAAGTTGCTTTTCAATTTCTTTGCGGTACTGAAACGCTACATGTTCCATGATGTGAGCCATCGCAGCGCCCATGATCTCTTGCGCCTTCGGGTTTTGCCCGATAATCTGGCGCATCTTCGGGTCTTGCAAAGCAGCGTTATGCACTTGCAAGTGAGCCTCGTGATCTTGATACATAAACGCCTTGACGGGTTTGCCGTTTAGGATATCCATGTTTTCGGTGATCGGGTCACGCGGCTTCATCTTGTCTGGGTCAGGAATAATTTTCTCAGCGTTCTTAACGCCAAGAGTCTCAATCATCTGCCGGTGCAAGTACGGCATATCGTAGATGCCGGGTGAAGACTGAGACAACTGCAGCACGGCTTGGTATTGCACGATCTTTTGCGACATCGTAGCCGCGTTTGGATCACTGACTGGGATGACATCAACGTCATCGTAGTCAGCTTTCTTGGCCTTGCGATTGCCTACTTCCGGCTCATACGAATACTCATCTGGCGTGTTGTCGCGAATGATTGCGGCAAGGAGTTTGAACTCCTGCTTCATCGTGTAGTAGATGCGAGCCTGAATCGCCGTCATTACTTTGAGAACGCGCTCAAGCACAGCAAGCGTAGTGCCTACTGGAGCCTGTGATGACATGTCACTAATCTTGAGATCAGACACCGCAGCGAATCTGCGGCCCTCCTCGATCACCTTGTCCATAAGTAGAGCAAGGGTTTGGCTTGGCTCTTTGTACGGCAGCGGCAGGATGTTGTCCCGAACCGCGCCAGAGGGTACGTCTACGTCTCGCCACTCGCCGGGAGCGATGGGGGTGTCATCTCCTTTGATACGTAGACCGCGTGATTTGAGACCACCCGGAAGATTGCTAAGAGTTCCTGCGTCGATAAGTTGACGAAGGAGGGAAGTTGCCGCTTTAGAGTGACCGCCGATAAGGTGTATAAGTCCGAAGTAGTAAAATCCAAATCCGGGTATATATCCATAATGAACGAAATGTTGTCGTTTCTGTTTGAGTTTATCGTCTTCACGATAATTTCTCCTAATCGCCAAAACGGTGCTGGTTCCTTTTTCAAGGGTCACTACATACGGTAGAGCAATTCCTGTTTCGTCGTTGTTTTTATCGACATCAGGGTAACCCGGCAAGTCGATGTTCACATGCATCTCAAGCAACTGGAACCTGTCATCCATGGACGCCGAGAAACCTTGATCTTCAGCCTTTTGCTTCTCCACCTCATCCATCGTGCGAACCGGATCACCCAAGTCTACATCACGATAAAACCCCGCGTGTTGTAGTTTAATTAACTCATTTTTCGTCTTACGCATCCGGTGCGTAACACGCTCGGCACCTTCCAAATTGGCTGCGCCGTACGGCACGATAATGTCTTCAGCCGAGATATAGATAGCAGTCTGCCGATCAAGCGAAGGATCAAAGTAAATTTTCTTAAACGCATTACCCGCCAAAGCCATGCTGAGCAACATCCGCTCATGCTCTGGGCGGTACTCTTTCATTACCTCGGTCAACTGATAGTTCATGTCATCCGCGACACGAACAGCGGAATCTTTCTTCTCGTTAGTCTCCTTGCCGATGATCTTGGTTTTGACCGGCCCCATGGCAGGAAAGGTCTCCATAATGGTCTCGGACTGAAACTTGACCGCCGACTCCATCAGAAGTGGGTGAAACACACCACACGCACCGGGCCACGGCTCAGTACGTTCTTCGTATCGAATACCCAAAATTTTCAAACCTTTGACGTAGGTATCTAGCCAGTCCTTGCGACTTGAAAGGTCTTGTTCGTACTGCCCCAAAAGTTCAGAGGCTAGGCTCTGCAACTCGTTCTCACCCATGAAATCAGCAAGGTTGGCGTCAAAGTCTTCGGCACGTGGCTCAGACTTCACAAGGTTAATCACAACCCCGTCGATACCAATAGATACGCTTTCAGGGTCTTCAATCTGAATCTCAATCGGCTCGGGGGGAGCAAGTGCTTCAAGACCCTGCGGAGCCTGCATTAAACTTTTATCAACGGCCATTTAGATTCTCCTAGTAATATCCGGCTGCTAGTGACTTACGACTCTTAAACCACTTCTTCGGCTCCGGCTCGTCAGTCGGAAGACGGATAAACCCGCCTTGACGGAACCGCAAAAGCGCCAGCGTGGTTGAGTCCACTAAGTCATCGTTCGCGCCGGATGGGAAGTCGTTACACTCCTCGACGACCTCTCGCGCCCAGCGCCTATCGGGTACCCAGACTATACCCGCAGCAAACAAGTCTGACACAGCATTTACTCTACTGATCTTGTCCTGCCCCTTGGACGGGGTAAACTCGCTAAGCGGCACACCCATGCGGCGCATCTCCTGATAAAGCGCCGCACCGTTGGACTTCTTTTCCACAATAAATGAATCAGGATTCCAGTCTTTGTACTCCTCCAGCACCATCGCCTTCAGTTCAGGGAACTCAAGCCGCTCTTTGATGGCGTTCAGCAAGATTAGGTTATAGTTCTTAGTCTCCTCGTTAAAGAAGACCCCCCATGTAGTCAGGGCGTTAAAGTCAGAGCGGTTAGTCTTTTCTTGAGCGGCGTCGAGGCTCATAATAATGTGTTCGCAAGGGGGCGGATCCTCCTTCTCCCACACCTGCCACCATTCTCGTTTGAGCAAGGCACCTTCTTCTGAGGTCGGCTGCTGCATGTACTGTGCCTGCCAATAGCGCACATCCATACTCGCCTTTTTGGCAAGCAGTTCTTCCAGTGTCCAGAAGTCAGGCCAAAGCGGTTTGTCGTTGAGAACAGCGGGAAACTCGACCAATTCCCATTGATCCGCGTCCTCGTTCTTAGTCATGTGGTCTACGATCTTGCCGGTCAAATCCATCTTTGACCATCGAGTCATTACGACGATAATGGCACCACCCGGCATCAATCTTTGGACTGGGCCTGACTGGAACCACTCCCATGCTGGCTCAAATACGTCGGCTCTGCCTTGCTTCGCTTCCTGCTCAGAATGAGGGTCGTCAATAATGAAAAGATCAGCGCCGCGACCGGCCAAAGCACCGCCAACACCAATAGCAAAATACTCACCATTAAAGTTAGTACCCCAACGAGAAGCACTCTTACTATCAGCTTGAAGCTCAACAGTCGGGAAAATGTCATGATAAAGGTCTGAGCCAACAAGATTACGCACCCTTCTGCCAAAGTTGACCGCCAAATCGGCGGTATGTGAGGCCATAATGACCTTTTTATGCGGAAATTTGCCTAAAAACCATGCCGGAGCGAGGTAACTGATCATTTCCGACTTGCCATGACGAGGCGCGATGTTGACGATGACCCTTTTTCGCGCTCCTGCAGCAATATCTTCAAAAATTCCAGCCAATTTTCTATGGTGCGGCCCTACTTTGTAGCCCGGATACACGTGAGCGATAAAATCTAAGAAAAAATCC